ACCCAAGGGCTGGAAGCCAGAGATCGACAAGAAGCGCAAGGTCATCGCGAAGTGGATCCACGAGTGGACCATGGATGGGAAGCCCCAGAAGGATGTCCGCGAGCTCTGGCAGCTCACAGCCTGGCGCCGCTACAACCCCTATTCCGCGACCGAGGGGCTCTCGCCTCTCGACGCCGTCAAACTCGAGCTGGAGCAGGACTGGCGGGCCCTGCTGTTCAACCTCGCATTTTTCACGAACGGGGCGCACCCGGGCGGCTACCTGATCTCGGAGAAGAAGCTGACCCCGGAGCAGAGGACCAAGCTGCTGGAGCAATTCGAGCAGCGTCACCAGGGCCAGGGAAAGGCGTGGCGACCGACCATTCTCTCCGGGGGTATGACGTTCATAGAGGCCAAGATGTCCCACAGGGACATGGACTTCCAGGCAACGCGCGCGGACGTTGAGCAGAGGGTTCGCAGCGTCTACCGGACCTCGAAGACGGCCCTGGGGATCGCCGAGGATGTGAACCGGGCCACGGCACGCGTCATGAAACGGCAGCACTGGGAGGACGTGCTCATCCCACAGGCCACCTACGCGGAAGACTTGCTCGATTCCAGGCTGTTCACCGAGGCGCGCGCGGGGAACGCGATCTGGGGTTGCTTCGATTTCTCGACGGTGGAGGCGCTGCGCGAGGACCTGGCCGACCGCGTCGAAGTCGCCAAGATCTTGGCTACCGTCGGGTGGACTCCCAGGGACATCAATAACCGGCTGGAGCTGGGGGGCGAGGAGAAGCCTTGGTGGGACACGTGGTACCGGCCGATGAACGTGGTCCCCGTGAACGGCCTCGAAGAGAAGGCCGAGCCCGTGGTGCCGCCGCCCGGCAAGCCGCCAGTCGATCCCGCAGCCGAAGCTGAGCCCGACCCCGAAGATCCCGCTGAGCCCGACGAGCCGGCAGACAGCGAGACGGAGAGCGTCCGCAGGAACGCCGCGCTGCAGGAGATCCGAGAGAGCCTGCTGCTCCCGAACGAGGAACGGTTCGAGCGCCGCGTCCGCGGCTACCTGTACAAGCTGCGGCAGGAGCAAGTCGGCCTTATCGAGCGGGCTGCCTGGGACAAGGTCACCGTTCCCGATCAGGTGCTCTTCGTGCTGGAGCCTTGGAAGGAGCGGTTCAAGAAGCGCATGGGGCCCCTCTTCAAGACCGCCATCGACGAGACGCTGGCTTACTCGCTCAAGGAGCTGGAGACGCTCGGCTACAAGGCGGTGCGAACCGCGGACAGCGCGGAGTTCGAGATGTTCGCCGAGGAGCTGTCCGTCCACATCGCCAAGAGCGTTGCCACGATCCGGGCCGAGCTGCGGCGCCTACTGGGAGAGGCGATCTCCGAGGGCAAGACTCGAGCCCAGGCCCTGGCGATGGTTCGGAACCTCTTCACCCGGCTGCTTCGCCGCGGCCGAGTGAAACTCATCGCCGGCTACGCCACCGGGGCGGCCGTCTCGGGGAGCCGCGCCCGGCTGTGGCGGCAGAAGAACGTCCAGAACGCCGAATGGCTCACGGCCGAGGACGAGTTCGTTCGCGCCAACCACGTCACCTACGGGCAGGGCGGGCCGCATCCGCTGGGGTTCAATTGGGCCACGCTCGTGGGGGCCGTCTACATCTTGGAGTACCCGCACGACACCCGGGCGCCCAAGGATGAGACGATCAACTGTCGGTGCGTGCAAGTCCCTGTGCCGATGTCGTAAAAGGAAAGGAGGATCGCCATGCTGGACTTCGATGCCGTGATCGCCAGGAACAAGGCGCTCGGGATGTACGCCAAAGGGGAGGCCTCCGGCGATGCCGTCGCCCGAGAGTACCTCTTCCGGCCGTTCGCGTTTGGTGACGATATCGGCACCATGAGCCTGGCCGGCGAGGAGGCGAGGACCGTGGCCGGCATGTCCCGCCTGGAGGAGCTGCGCTCGTTCGCGGCCGCCATGGGGATCGACGAAGCAAAGCTCAAGGATGACGGGGAGCTGGGCTTCGAGGCGCGCTTGCTCACGTTCACCGCCTCGGACGAGACGGTCGACCGCTACGGTGACAAGATCCTCGTGGACGGCACGCTCGACGGGCGGAAGTTCAAGGGTCAGGACGGGAAGTCTGGGAAGGGCTGGCTACTCAAGGAGTACGCCAAGAACCCGGTCTTCATGGCCTTCCACGAGTACTCCCCGACGTTCTCAGGGTCACCGTTCTCTGGCATCCCGCTGGGCGTCGCGCTCGACACGTGGACCGACGAGGTCCGCGGGCGGAAGCGGCTGCGCCAGGCCATCCTCATGTCCGACGGTAGCTCGAACCCGATGGCCCCGCTCATCCTGAACGCCTACAAGGTCGAGCGCATCATGCGCGGCTGCTCCGTCGGCTTCTGGCCGGCGGTGGTCTACTCGCCGACCGATGAGGAACGGCTCGCGTGGAAGATGGGGCGCTACGGGGTCATCTTCGCCGAGCAGAACCTTTGGGAGAACTCGGGGGTCTCGATCCCGGCCAACCCGAACGCGGTGCAAGAGGCTTTCGACGTCCAGCGCGGCGTGGCGCTCGATGCGTTCGCCGACGCGGTGCAGGAGTACGCCCCCGAGCTGGCCTATTGCGTGCGCTCAGTGACGTTCCGCGACGTCGTCACCGTGCCCGTCGAGCTGCCCGCCGAGGAGGCGGTCGAGAAGGGGAAGAAGCCGCATTGCACCGAGTGCGGATCGACCAACCTGAAGTGCCGGGACTGTGGCCACAGCCACAAGGGGCTTGACACCGATGCCTCGGCGGGTGGAGACTCGCCCGGTGATCCCGACTCTGACGCGTCCCGAGCGGCGACGCTCTTCAAGGACGCAGCCCGTGAGTTGCGGGAGGCAGCCCAGGTGTTGCGCGAGGCGGCACCGAAAGCAGCGACGACGGTCGACCAGGCCGACGTCTACGAGAGCCTCTTGAAAGATTCGTTTGACCAGGTGCTTTCGGGCACCGCCAAGACGGACGGGAAGGAGTAAGGGTCATGGCCGAGATCGAACTGGACAAGCTCATCGCCGCGCAGAAGAAGCAGCTCGAAGACTTCACCAAGGCGTTTGGCACCGACCTCGAAGCCCGGCTCACGAAGTCGGTGGAGGGTCAACTCTCCCCGGTGGCCGAGCACATCAAGACGGTCGGCGACGCGCTGGAGGACCTGCGCAAGCGCACCCTGGCGCTGGAGGAGTCCGTCAAGAGCCGCGCCGCCGGCATCCTGCCGGGCATCGAAGACGAGATCACGAAGAACGGAAGCGTGAACCTTCTGAAGGCGGTCCCCGGACTGCCGACGTTCGAGAAGGGCTCCCGGGACTACTCGATGGTCCGGGAATACAGCATGAAGAAGCGCGACCTGAGCGCCAGCGATGACGTGGCTGGCGGCGTGCTGGTCCCGCTGGTCATGCTCCCCGGCTTCATCGAGCTGGCCCGCGAGGACGTCAAGGTCTGGGATCCGGGCCTCATCACCACCCTCACCGGGCTCTCCGGTTCCCCGGTGGAGCTGCCGAAGGAACTGACCGCGGCCACCGTCTACTGGGTGGGCGAGAACGAGGCTCCGAACAAGTCGGACGTCACGTTCGGCGCCATCCGGTTCCAGCCGCGGAAGGCTGCGGCTCGCGTGCAGATCGGCAACCGGCTGATCCGCCAGGCCAGCATGAACCCCGCGCAGATCGTTCAGCGGAGCATCGCCCGCGGGTTCGGACTCGAGATGGACCGCGTCATCCTGCGCGGCACCGGCGCGGGCAACGAACCCCGCGGGATCGCGAACTACCCCGGAATCATCCCCGTGGCCATCGGCACCAACGGCGGGGACTGGACGTTCCCCGTGTCCCTGGCGCAGCAGGAAGCCCTGGAGACCCGGTTCACCCTGCGGGGCAAGCTGGCCTACATCGGCCACCCGCTCGCGATCAACAAGGCGAAGAAGGAACGGATCGCTCAGTTCAGCGGCCAGACCGATGGCGCCTACGTGATCCTGCCCATGAGCGACGCCAACCTCCGGGACGCGCTCGGGTTCGACTTCCGGAAGACCACCGTGATCCCGAGCAACCTGACCAAGGGCACGGGCGTCTCCCTGTCCGAGGTCTACTTCGGCAACTGGGAGGACGCCTGGGCGGCCATGTGGGAGGACATCACCTTCAAGGCCTCGGACGTGACCGGAGACGCGACCGGTTCCGCCCTCATGCAGGACCAGACCTGGCTGTACGCGTTCATCGAAGTGGACGTGCAGCTCGCTCGCGCCGCCTCGTTCGTCCTCACGAACGACGCCAAGACGCTGTAACGGTCGCGGCAAAAGGGAAGGAGAAGAGAGCCAATGAAGGGAACGGCACAGTACCACCACAAGGTCGCGATCTCGGCCGCGCAGCTCATCAGCGTCGCGGACGCGAACGGCCAGCCCATCGACTGCCTCGGGTTCGCCGAGGCGTTGCTTCAGCTGTTCGTGACGCCGCTCGGCGGGACCGATCCCGTACTGGACGTGAAGTGGCAGGAGGGCGACACCGCCACCGGCAGCTTCGCGGACATCACCGGGGCGGCCCACAAGCAGGTCCTGCTCGATGACAACCTCGTCGTCGTCTCGGTGAACCTCACCAACACCACCCTCACGGTCGCGGCCCAGCCGGCGAATCCGGCGCGGTTGCGTTTCGTGATCGTGGACACCACGCCCTCGATCACCGCCGGCACGATCTACGTGACCGGCACCCGGCCGCCTGTCGCGGGCGAGGTCGGGAACCAGGCGTGCTCCGACCTGATCAACTGCGCTGCTGGCGCGGGGACCTACTACACGACCAACATCTACGCCAGCGTGACCGCGATCAAGACCGGCGTCGTGGCCGGCGTGACCGGGACCGTCGACTTCACCGTGCTCGGCGGGGCCGGCAACGAGACGATCATCGCGGGCGTCGACAACAGCGGGCCCTACGTGCCGCACATCGGGCGGATCAACCTGATCGGACGGAAGCGCTTCATCCGCGCGGTCCCCGTCCGGGGAGGCAGCTCGCCGACCGGCGGGTACGTGGCGTCCGCCTGCTTGTGCATGGGAGCGGAGTTCCCGATCACCCCGGTGGTCCCGAACGAGTTCAGCGTCGCGTAAAGGCGACAGACATCAACCAACGAAGGGGGGAGGGTGGAGGGCGCCCGAAGCCCTCCCCCCCGATGAAGGAGTCGCAGAATGGACGAGAAGTCGGAAGCCGAAAAGGCCACAGAGAAGCTCACCTCGCGGCTGGATCCTCACGACCCGAACCGCGAACACGTCTTGGCCGTGGCGAAGCGGAAGCGCGGCACGTTCGAGGCGCAGATCCGCCGCGGCTACACCATCCAGATCGGCGATGAGATTCAGAGCGGGCCCGTCGTTGTGGGCCTGCCGGTGGTCGCCCTCTACCAGAACCTCCACAAGATCAACAACATCGCCGAAGCCTACGCGTTCTTGGAGCTGCCGGCCCCTCGGGACTTCAGCGTGGAGGCGACCGCCATCGAGTCGGTGCGCCGCGTGGCCGCGATTCGAGGTGCAGGCAACATCGACTCGGGTGCCATCGCGTCGGCCATCGCGGAGGGCCTGAAGGAAGCCATCATGGCCATCACCCCGGTGCTGGCCACCGCGGTCGTTGCCGCGATCCAAGGCGCCGCTGAGGCAAACCGTCCCATCCGTTCCGCTCGGCGCACCAAGAAGGGTCGGCGAGCGAAGCAGGTCGAAGCCCCCCAGCCGGCGTAACCCGCCATGCCGACGGACGGGCTGCTCGCGACGCTGGCGGATCTCAAGGACGAGCTGGAGATCAAGGACGCGATCACCAGCCGCGACGCTGTCCTGACGTTCCTCCTCAAGCGGGCGTCGGGTATCGTCGCGGCCGCGAGCAATCGTTCGGCGCCCATCTACTCCGGGACCCCAGCCACCGGCTTCTTCTCGATCATGGAGACGATGGCCTGGGTCTGGACTCGCAACTACCCCATCCTTTCCAGCCCCGCCGCTCAGGTGTATGAGGACAGCAACCGCGCCTACGGGGCGTCAACGCTGCTCGTCGACGGGACAGACTACATGGTGGAGCGGCGCAGTGGGAAGATCACGCGGATCTCGGGCTCGTTCCCGATCCCCTGGGCCTACGGTCTGCGGGCCGTGAAGGTCGTCTACGCGGCCGGCTTCGACGACAGCTCGAACGACAAGGCCAACATCCCTTTGGTGTTGCGGGATGCGACGCTCCGCTTCGCCGCCATCGGCTATCGAGAGATCCAGTCGCAGCTCCAGGGCCTGGTCATGCGCACCGAGGAGAGCGGAGCCGTCTTCAAGGCCCTGTCCCGTAGCCTCACCACGACGCACCTCTCAGAGGAGATGCTCGACCAGATCGCGAGCGAAGTCCGAGACGAATACGGCGGCTTCGGCGAGGAGAGCGGTTGAGTGGCCGCGATCACCCCCGCGCAGGCGCAGGCGTACCTGGACAGCATTGACCGACAGATCGCCCGCGTCGTCATCGACGCCTTCAACCAAGGCTTACTGGTCTCGCTCAGACGTTCGGTGACGGCGTACATGCAGGGCGGCGGCAGCAAGGCACTTCCGAACCCACCCCCGGGCCCGCTGCGGATTCGATCTGGACGGCTGCGCCGTGGCGTGCGGGTAGTTCCGGCACAGCAGATCGCCAGGGACGTATTCAGGGGTGGCCTCGGGGTGAACCTGGGCGAAGTGCCCTACGCTCGGATCCACGAACTCGGGGGGAAGACCTCGGCGCACGAGATCCTCCCAAGGAACAAGAAGGCGCTTCGGTTCTTCGTGGGCGGGCAGGCGGTATTCTCGAAGCGCGTCCACCATCCGGGCTCCCTCATTCCCACGCGGCCGTTCCTTCGGCCGGCTGTTCGGGATACCATCCCCGACATCAGGTCGCGAATCGACGCGGCGCTCTCCAGGCTAGCGAGGTGACCCATGCCGGCGGCTGAGTCGAAGCACGAACGGATCGCGGCCGCCCTGGCAACGCTGTTGGCCGGGATCACCACGACCGAGCTGGACGGTGCCGGGGTCCCCAAGTACCACTACGCCCCCGATGCCGTCGCGAGGGTGAAGTGGTTCGACGAGCGAGATCTCGCGAAGGAGTACGAGGGCCTCATCCTCATCCGCGCGGACCCCGACGTCGGCTCGGAGGAGGCCGCTCAAACCTACACGCAGATCGCCGGCTTCACCATCGTCTACGCCAGGCAAGCGGGACGCGCCGTGACCAAGGTCTTCGATCAAGACCTTCCTCTCGCCGCAACCGTCAGTGCGCGCCTGATCCGGGACATGAAGCGGAGGATCATCGAGAACTACAAGCTCGCGGGGATCGCCGAGAACACCGAGGTGGTCAACGAGCAGCACGACGTCGCCTGGCCCGGGTGGGACCTCGGCGTCATCGAGATCCGGGTGACCTACTCCTGGGCTGTAGCGGAGGGACCTTGACGCTGGAAGAAAGAGTGGACGCGCTGGAGCAAGAAGTGCTGGCGCTGCAAGCCAACCTGATCAACGCTCTAGAGCTCGTGCGGTCGCTCGTCGCCGAGCTTCCAGAGGATCCCGTCTCGATCTCGGAGCAGATCCGTGTCGGGCGGGCGGCGGCGAACCTGCAGCGGGAGGTGCTGGCCGCGCGGAAGGAGACCGCGTGAGCGCGCCGTGGCGAGTCGGGTGGGTCGCCTACCCATTCCAGATGGTCGGCACGGCTCGCGGCTACCTGGCCTCGGCATGGTCCATTCACCGAGCCATCGATCAGCGTTTGGGCGCGCGTCTTGTGGATGGCACGTTTGTTGCCCCGGCCCACCCCCGGCTCCAGCTCCACTACTGCCCGCCTCAGATGTTCCGACCGGTGCCCAGCCGGGTGAACATCCTCTTCTCGATGTGGGAGGGTCCGCAGCTTCCCCAAGAAGTGATCGCCGCCTTCTCCAGGGCCGACGTCTTGATCGTCCCTTCGAGAGACGGTTCCCACGTCTGCGCCCAGCACGGCCTCGATGCCCAGGTGGTCCCGCTCGGCGTGTCGAAGGAGTTCATCGAGTGCGACGCAGGCCGCCCCATCATCGACCGCCCGGGCCGGCGCTCGCGGTTCCTCTTCGTGGGCGCCCAGAGCAAGCGCAAGGGCTGGGACCTCCTGGCCCCAGCCTGGCAGATGGCTTTCCCCGCCCCCGGACCCCAAGAGCTGTACGTCAAGACCATCGGGAACGGGAAGCTCCAGCAACATGGACCGCTCACGCTCGACCAGCGCGACCTTGAGCCCGTCGAGCTGCTCGAGCTGTACCGGAGCGCCGACGTGTTCGTGTTTCCCACCCGGGCCGAGGGCTTCGGTCTGCCGGCGCTGGAGGCGATGGCGGCCGGCTGCCTGGCCATCGTTCCCGAAACGGCAACGGGGATGGACTTCGTGAGCGACTCGACCGCCCTGCTCGCCCGCTGTTCCCAGCAGGCCGAGTTCGCCTATGGCGGGCCAGTTTTTCGGCTTCGTGTGCCGTCGCCCCAGGACCTGGCGGCCGCCCTGTTGCAGGCCTGGGCCGAATGGGGCACCCCGGAGCTGGAAGTTCGCCGGCTCCAGGGCATCGCGGCCGCCAGGGAGTATCCATGGGAGCGCACGGCGGCCGGGCTCGTCGAAGCCCTTGGGAGGGCCCAGGCTGCGTCGGAGGCGCGCCGGCGTCTCCAGGGTCGTGCTCGCCCATCCTGGCTCGCGTCGCGCCAGCCTGGCTCGTTGTATGGGGCTTCTGAGGCCGGGGCATGAGCCTGACGCACGATCTCTCCCGGGCCTACGGCTCCAGGTACAACGACGGGGAGGACGTCGGCCTGGGCGGGGGCTACGCAGCGCCGGGCCATTGGGAAAACAGCGAGCGTTGGAAACTGAGCGCGCGCGGAGTCCTGGCGGCGGCACGATGTCTGATCTCCGTTCGCCATCCCTCGATCTTGGACGTCGGCTGTGGCCGCGGGGCCCTCGTGCGGGAGCTGCGAGCCCTGGGGAGCCGGGCCGTCGGGCTTGACCTGGGCTTCGATCCCCAGGCCAAAGGCCCTCTCGCCGTCGGCTCAGTCGCGGCGCTCCCGTTCCAGCCCGGGCAGATCCGGCTGCCGATCTTCGACGTGGTGGTGGCCCTCGACGTGCTCGAGCACATCCCGGTCGACTACCACCCCCGGATGCTCGCCGAGCTGGCCCGCGTCACCAAGCGGCTTCTATTGGTCACGGTCCCAACGACGCGGCCGCACTTCACCCTCTCGTCGGCCGCGGGGGCTCGGCACCACTACGCTTCCCTGCCGCCAGAGGAATGGGCCCTCGCCATCGGCACCGGCGGCTTCTTTCAGCGGGTCGTGGCCGCCGTCGACCTCCAGGCCCTCGGCCCGCCCTTCGCGTGGGGAGAGGACAATCACCCTCTGGCCTTCTGGCGTACACTTGCCAGGGTCAGCACGTTGGCACGGTCGGAGTCGGGAGCGTGACGCTCCGTTAGACTCGAAAGGAGGAGATCATGGGCGCTGGCAAGGGGTTCGCAACCATCTTCGGGTACAAGAAGGCCTCCGCGTGGGGCACCCCGGTGTTGCTCGGGGCGGGGAACGGAGCGGAGTTCGTCTCGGAGTCGCTCGCTCCCGACGCGCAGTTGATCCCCGACGAGCAGATCTCGGGGAAGTCGACCAAGCTGCAAGGGGATAAGGGGAACGAGTTCCACTCGGGAGACATCGTTCTCGACCACAAGTACGAGGGCATCGAGACGTTGATCGCCCTCGCCATGGGCACCGCCGGGGTCCCGACCCAGGTGGGCACCGACAACGCGTACAAGCACGTCTTCAAGCCGGCCGAGAGCCGCGAGGGGCTCTTCGCTACGTTCGCCTTCGGCAAGCAGGTGGCGGTCTGGGAGTACCCCACGGCGAAGGTGGGCGGCTTCACCCTGAACTGCGCCACCGGGAAGCGGGCCCGCCTGACCTTCCCGATCATCCCCCAGGGCCTCAACATCAACACCACCGGCGGCGTGAACAAGACCAGCACGATCTCCTCGGTCACGCTGCCCACCAACAGGGACTTCCTCCTCTTCAAGGACATGAAGATCAGCGTCGCCGCTTTGGGCGATGCGCTCGCCGAGGTCTACGCCTCTGAGTTCGAGATCGCCGCAGATCCGAAGTTCGAGAAGGACGACGTCACGACCAAGTACGGCTACTTGATCGATGAGCCCATCGGGGATGGCTTCGTCACCCACATGGGCAAGCTGCGCTTCACCAAGTACAACGACAACGCGGGCGGCAACGACGCCCTGATCTCGGCGCTGCTCACCAAGGTGCCGAAGAAGATGAAGATCGTGTGGACCGGTCCCGTGATCGGCGCCACCGCCTTCTCTCTGACCCTGTGGCTGCCGTGCGTGCAGTTCGCGACCGGCCAGGCCAACGTCGGCGGGCCCCAGCGCATCCCGCTGGATCTGAACTTCGAGGCGGCCCGGACGTTGGTCCTGCCCTCGGGGTTCCCCGCCGGCTACCTGGACGGCCTCACCATGGAGCTGGTCAACCAGCGCGCGACGGACGCGCTCGCGTAAGGAGTTTCCCGCCGGCGGGGGAATGGTTCCCCGCCGGCCTTGTGAGGTGACTGGAATGCTGTTCAAGGAATACGGTCGGGCCGAGAACGACCTCGGCGCGTGGCACGACTTCGGCGAGGACGCGGACACGGGGAAGACGGTGGCCTTCAAGCTGCGGGACATCCCGGACCACGTCGATGCATCCATCCGCAAGCGGCTGCAGATTCAGCGCGACGGCTCTATGGACCTCGACATGCTGAAGGAGCGCGCGATCTCGGTCGAGCGTTGCAAGTACGCCCTGCTCGACAGCCGAAACTTCGAGGGCGCCGCGCAGGACCAGGAGGGGGCCGAGATTTACGCCAAGCTGATTGGTCGGCCGCTGACCACGAATGAAGCGTTCTCGCTCGACGGCAAGTGGACGCCCGAGCTCAAGGACCATGTCTTGAGGAATCAGGCGTGGCTGCGAGTCTGGGTCATCGAACGGCTGTCCGCGTTGAGCAAGTCGAGGCGTTCGGAAGAGAGCGTCGCCGCAAAAAACTCCTAGCCTGGACCGAATTCCGGATCGGGTTCCAGGGCATAACGGAGGAACGATGCCGGGCTTGCGTCATGACGGGTGGCGGCGTTCTGATCCAAGACGAGGCCGAGGCAAAGCGTTATGCCTCCTCGGACCTGGCGGATCGCCACGTCGACCCCGGAGACCTGGTCTTCTTGGAGCCGTGCGTCCCGATCCCGTGGCCGGACGTTCGAGCCTCCGAAGACCGGCCATGCCCCCGGGTGGAACTCGACCCGATCAACAGGGGGGCGGCGACGGTCGTTCTTTCGTCTGCCCTTCGCGGCGCGGCCTCGTGGCTTCCACGGCTCATCTTCGACTGCTTCTACGGGCCGATGAGCGAGCAAGACAGGGCGGCCGCCGCTTCCAGAATCGCGCAGACCCTCTTCGACCCCGAGGTCGCCGAGTCGTTGAACCCGCCGGACCAGGGCGGTGCCGGACTCTTGCTGGAGCTGCTCAGTGGCCGATGACATCCACTTCAACGTAGCGGTCGATCTCAAGGGGCGGGAGGCGTTCGCCACCGCGTCGAACGAGATCAAGGCCCTGAGCCAGCAGGCTCAGACGGCAAGTGCGAGCGTGGGTGTGGCGCCCGGCGGGCTCGGCGCTGGGTTCATCGCCGCGGGCGCGTCGGCTGTCGTTCTGGCCGCTGGTATCGCGGTGGCGGGCGCGGCGTTCTACGGGATCGTGAGCGCCGCGAGCGCGGCTGTCATCGCGGCCGCCAGCTATGAGGCGAAGCTCGCGCAGATCCAAGCCCTCACGCCAACAACCGCTGGGGAAATCGACAAGATCAGGATCGCCCTCTTGGGCATGGCTGGCCAGGTGGGGAAGGCGCCTAATGAACTGGCCGAGGGGATGTACTTCCTGGCCAGTTCCGGGATCACCGGCGCGCGCGCCTTGGAGGCGGTGGAGCTGGCCGGGAAGGCGTCTGCCATCGGGATGGGTTCGATGAAGGACATCACGATGACACTGGCCGCGGTGCTCAACTCCTACTCGGGGACCGGTCTGACGGCCGCTCATGCGATGGACGTGTTCACGCAGACGGTGATTCAGGGCGGGGCGGAGGCCAGCGGACTCGCGAGCAGCTTGGGTCGCGTCACCGGGATCGCGGCTGCAGCCGGCATCGAATTCGAGGAAGTGGGCGCCTACATCGCCACTTTCACCAGGTCGATTCCGAGCGCGGCCGAAGCCGTTACGTCCCTTCGTCAGCTCATCATGAACCTCGAAGCCCCTAGCAGTCGCACGAAGAGCGCGCTGGCCGAACTCGGGATCTCGACCGAGGATCTCAACAAGTCGATCCGGGAACGCGGTCTGATGGTCACGCTGCAGGAACTTTTCGCGCTCACCGGTGGGAATGTGGATAAGCTCCACGACCTGATCCCGAACGTCCGGGCTCTGGCCGGCGCAATGGGGACCATGGGCACCCAAGCCGGAACCTACAAGACGGTTCTCGACGCCATGTACAACTCGACGGGGCAGCTCAACACCTCCTTCAAGATCGTGCAGGCCACGCTCTCCTGGCAGTGGTCATCCGTCACCGCCTCCTGGCAGGCCATGAAGATCGCCATCGGGGAAGGGCTTACGCCCGCCGTCTCGCTCCTCGCGTCGGCGGTCTTGCCGATCCTGGTCAATATGATGCGGGGCGTCGGCCTCGTGTTCATGGAGAACCGGGCCCTCTTCACGGATATCGCCTCGAAGGTCCTGCCGCTCCTCCTCACGGTCCTGGGCGGCGTGCTGGCCGCGATAGGATTCCTGCTCTCGGGTGGGAGCTGGCTGACTCGCGTGTTCGCCGAGCAGGTGGTGAACATCTGGGCGGCCGTGGCGGCGTGGCGTGCCCTCAAGGGCGACATGACGGGAGCCGCTCAAGCCACTAGCGAGTGGCACACGGCTCGTGCGGTTGTGGCTGGCCTGGACCAGGGAGTCCAGGCCGTCGCCGAGCAGATGAAGATCGCCGGCATCAACGCCGGGCTCGCCGCGAAGGGCATCAAGGGAATCGGGATGGACTCGAAGACCACCAGCGACGAGCAAAAGCGCTGGGACCAGATCATGAAGGACGTCTACCGCACGATGGCGGGCGGGAACGTCGTCACCGAGGAGGCGAGCAAGAAGCAGGCGAAGCTCAACAAGCTAATGGTAGAGGCGCAGGATGCGTTCATCGCTTTCCAGCGGACGCAGGGGAGTGGGGTCTCTGGGTCGGCAGCCCATGCGCAAGCGTTGGGCGCCCGCGGTCTGATCGGCGGCGGCACCGGCTTGATCGCCCCCACCGCGCGCGAGGAGATCGACAACCAGATGAGAGCGATTGCGGACCTGGCTGCCGTGGAGGAGCACCTCCGCGAGGTAGAGGCAAGCATCGCCAGGGACCGCGAGCGCACCCGCGTGGCTGTTCAAGAGAACATCCGCCAAACGGATGCGGCGCGGCGCATGACGCTCGATTGGGCGGGAGCCTTGCGGTCGACCGGAGAGGCGGTCATCGCGCTCGGGCTCAAGGCTGGCTCGACCGGGGCGGTTATCGTCCAGTCGATTGTGGGCGGCGTCCAGGGCTTTATGTCCTACGCGACCGCTGTCCGCGAGGCGGCCGCCGAACAGGAAAAGTGGGACTCGTCTGGCGCCAACTTCGCCGGATCGGTGTCTCCTCTGGCCGAGGCGATCACGAACACGCAGCGCTTGACGGCCGCGGTGGGGGCGCTCAGCGCGGCCATGAGCATCTACGCCAACTCGCAGGGGAACGCCAACACCGCGTCGCGAGTTCTTCAAGGCGCGATGACGGGCGCGGCGGCTGGCGCAGCGTTCGGTGGCTACGGCGCCCTCGCTGGAGCGTTGCTCGGGGGCGCCATGGCCTGGTCCCAGGGGCCTCAGTGGCCGGCACTCGGAGAGAGTCTGGGGAGGACCACCGGGCACGCCGTGAGCCAATCCCTTCTTGAAACCATGATCGCGGAGGTGGACGCGGGCCTGTCCGGCTACTACAACGTGATGGGCCTGCACCTAGCGGAGCTGTGGCGCCAGTCGGGCGGGATCATGCAACTGCAAACCGGTGGTCCCGAAGGCGAGACGCCAATGCAGCGGGACATCGCCAGCCTGAGCATCGCCTGGAGCGAGATGCGGAACCTGCTCGCTGACATCGAAGCT